TGCAATGAATGCCGAGACAGTACGTACAGGCGCAGGGACTATAGTTAAGACTCTGAAAGAAAGTTATATATGTAGTGATTGGGACGGCCTTAAGTCATTCATCATGGAAAATGGATTGATTGAGTTGATGCAACAACGACTACATAATACTAATCTTAAAGAGTATTTAGCTAATCATGAGGGCGAAGGCATGCCTCCAGGGGTTAGTTCATTTAGAGAATATAGTATTGTAGTTAAGAAACCTAGTAAAACTTAAGGAGCAAATTATGAGTAACGAATTAGCAATATTAATGCAACAAAACCCAGCCCTACTTCAAACAGGGCTAGACGCAGATACACTAGCGGTAGCTGGTGGTGGTGGTAACAACGTCACTAAACGTATCTCAATCAAAGGCGGAGTCTTCCGTAAATATGCGGGTGGTGAAGAAGTTGGTACGATTGAAGACCGATCAATGAATGTAGTCTTTATCCGTATGGCTCACAATGCATCAAGAATGTATTACGCTTCATCATATAAAGACGGTGAAAAGATTATACCTACATGTTGGTCTACTGATTCTCGTACGCCTGATGCTGATGTACCAAACCCTCCCGCAAGTTCATGCGACCAATGTGCATATAGTGTTAAAAACTCTGTAGCAGGTAATGGTTCAGCGTGTCGTTTATCATGGAGAACAGCAGTGACAGTACCTGGTGATCCAAGTAATGACATTTATCAATTAGTACTACCGTCAACATCATGTTGGCAAAAAGAAGATAATGGTAAATGGGGTTTTAGACCTTATGTACAAATGCTAGCTAATAATAATATTGGTGCAAGTAAGATCATTACTAAGATGCAGTTTGATACTAAGTCACCTACGCCTAAACTATTATTCTCACCTGTTGGTGTATTAACACCTGAGCAATTAGTTGACATAGAGAAACAAGCTAAGTCTCAAACGGCTGATAACTATATCAAATTAACTGTATATAAACCTAAACAAGAAGGCGAAGCACCCGCATCACAAGAGGTCGCTCAACCCGATCCAGTAGTACAAGCAACGGGTGATGTACAGTCAGACGTAGTTATAGAGCAACCTACATTAAGAGCTGAACCTGCACCTACGCAGAAACCTACTGATGTAAGTAGCATTGTTAAAAAATGGTCAGTTAAAACTTAAGGATAATTATGGCTAAGTGTTATAGCGAACAATACCTACTTAGTTTAAACGGCCTTAACGAAAAAAGGTTAGGTGTGCAGCTTGGTAAATTATGTGTAAAAGCTAATCTGCCACCTAAACTTATTGCGAATACATTAGGCGTGTCTCGTATGTCAGTATACAGTTGGTTTAGAGGAAAACCGATACGAGAAAGAAACATAGACAAAGTTGAAAAACTGATGGATATTCTTGGTGGATATTTTGAGGCGGGGCAATTGCCAGTGCCAACTACTATCGATGCAAAAATATTTATTGATACTAAAGTTATCGACAAACTATAAAAACGTAGTAGAATAGAATCCTCCCTAGTGATAAATAGAAAAACGCATAGTTTTATGCGGCGGGATACTGTTGACTAAAAATTTAGGAAACTGCAAATGATGAAAGAATTTTATAAGAAAGCACTGCCATCTACAGGCGTTTACTGTGTAGCTACGATTGATCCAATAGCTAAATTAACTAGACATAAATTTGTAGAAAATATAGATGAGCTTGCAGAGTTCATTGAGTCGAAGAAGGATACACCTACTAATATCTTTGTAGCATTAAGTTCATTTGGCGGTTATAGTCGTAAGGCTGATGAAGCTAAGTTTGTTAGGTCTTTCTTTGTTGATCTTGATGTAGGCGATGGTAAGGGCTATAACTCAAAAGAAGAAGCAGTCCAAGCGGTTGACCAATTCGTACTAGAACATAATCTTCCTCCTCCTGTTAAGGTAGACTCGGGAACAGGTATCCATTCTTATTGGCTTTTTGATCGGGACATTCCCGCAACTGAGTGGAAACCTTACGCAGAAAAATTTAAAGAGTTTTGCTTAAGTCATGGCTTAAACATAGACCCTGTAGTCACCGCTGATCTAGCCCGCATCTTACGTTGCCCTGATACATTCAATCAAAAGACCGTGCCTCCCTCACCTACTAAAGTTATGGGTGACGACTTACCTATTTATATATTTGATGAGTTTAAAGAATTCTTAGGTAATCTTGAACCTAGTCTTGCAGATATATTACAGGCTGCACCTAAAGGTCTTAGTGAAGATCAACGTAAAGCATTGAAGCTAGATAACTTTGAATCTAACTTTGAAAAAATTATACAATCAAAAGATTGTGCTCAAATTAACTTCATTATGGATAATGTTAAAATCCTACAAGAACCTTTGTGGTATTCAGGGCTATCCATCGCTCAACATTGTGCTGATAAAGAATCAGCGATCCATTTAATTTCAAAGGATTATCCAAACTATGACGAAAGAGAAACTATTAGAAAAGCTAACGCAACTCATGGAATGCCACACTCTTGTGAAACTTTCAATAATGTCAACCCTGGGATATGTAACGGCTGTCCTAGTCGTGGCAAAATTACTAACCCTCTTGCACTTGGAAAAATATTTAAGATAGCTATAGAAGAGCCGATCAAACCATTAGATCAGTCAATGTCAATTCAGACTATTGAGCATATTAAGGAACATGCAGAAGTAGTCACTCGGGGTTTATCATCGTTGCCCGAGGCACTCTATCCATTCGTATATGGTAAGGAAGGTGGTATCTATTGTATGCCTGCCCCCAAATATGATGTAGACGGAGTACCTATTCCTGGTGATCCAATAGTTGTTACATTATATGATCTATTCCCGTTAAAAAGGATTTACAGTCCCGCAGACGGCGAGTGTTTATTAATGAGAGCGATATTGCCTAAGGACCCTGAGCGTGAATTTTTACTTCCTATGAGCAAAGTATTCGCAGTAGAAGATTTAAAAAAGATTATCTCGTCTCAAGGTGTTTTATTTAATACAGATGCCAAAGGAGGCCAATATCTTATGAATTATATAGTTAAATGGGGACACTACCTCACAAATAAAAATGCCGCAGAAGTTATGCGTATGCAAATGGGTTGGACGCCCAATCAAGAATCCTTCGTAGTAGGAGAGTCAGAGCTATTACGAGATGGTAAGGAAGTTACATCACCAACATCACCTTTATGTAAGAGTATAGCTAAGCACTTAACACCCGCAGGTTCTTATGAAGCGTGGAAAGAAGCTGCTAATAAACTTAGTAGACCTAGTCTTGAACTACATGCGTTTACTTTGTTAACAGGGTTCGGCTCAACCATAATGCATAAAACTTCAACATCAGGTGTAACTATATCCTTAACGGGTGAATCAGGTGCAGCTAAGACTGGCGCGCTATATAGTTGCTTATCTGTATGGGGTAATCCGAAAGACCTATCGGTACTAGAAGCTACGTCTAACGGTATGACAGGACGTTATCTAGGGCTACACAATATCCCATTCGGTTTAGATGAAGTGGGTAATATTCAACCTAAAGACTTATCACAATTAATCCATAAAATTTCACAGGGTAAATCTAAAATCCGTATGCAAGCATCAGTCAATGCAGAACGAGATCACGAGATGTCAGCATCGTTAATTGCTATATTTACTTCTAACCAGAGTATGTATGACAAACTAAGTATACTTAAAAAAGATCCTAATGGTGAGGTTGCTAGGTTAATTGAGTTTGCAGTGCGTAAACCACAAGCATTCCTCGACGAGCCTACACTTGGTAAAGAAATATTTGATAAGTTTAGATTCAACTACGGTTGGGCAGGCAGAGAGTTTATTTTTGCTTTGTATAAATATAGTGAAGACGAAGTTCAAAAGAAGATGGATAAATGGGTTGACCAATTTAAAAAAGACTTTGGCGAAGATACAGCTTATCGATTCTATGAAAACTTAATCGCGGCTACGATGACTGCAGGTGAAATAGCGGTTGATGTAGGCATAGTCAGTTATGATTTAAAAAAGATTTATAACAGGATTGTCGGCGAAATGGTAGCTATACGTGATAACGTAGTTAAGGTCAACGTGATTGATTACGAAGCTCTTATTGGTGAATTTATCAATACGCATCAAACAGGTATTCTTGCGTTCAAAGACGGTAAGATTTCAATGGAACCTCGTTCACCTTTAGTAATCCGCGCTGAACTTGATACTCACATGATTTATATATCTAAGCCTGAGTTCCGTAAACACTTAGCAGAGAACCAAGTAAGTACAAGAGAGTTTTTATATCAAATGAAACAAGCGGGTATAGAAGTAAAAGAATCTCGTAAGCGCATGGGTACAGGTTGGAAAGATGCTACAGCATCAGTAAATGTTGAAGTGTATGTACTTAATACAACTAAGTTATCAGAACGTGCGTTAGGAGCTACACCTGAGCTTGTATAATGAAATAGAATGGGTGTTTCCGTTTGAGGGCATGGAGATCGGGGATAGTTTTTTTATCCCTACTCTTAAAACTTCGCCACTTATTTATGCAATAGAATCGGGAGCAAAACGAGCAGGCGTCAAGATTAGAGCATTCACTACAATGAAAGATGGTTGTATGGGTGTAAGATGTTGGCGTCTAGCTTAGTTTTTATTGATTTCTACTGCGCGTCGATTTAAATCTTTTATATTATTAAGCATATTATTTTCAGATCTATTTAATTTATCTATGGCTTCACGTTTTTCTTCCGAAGTTTTATTACTTGCCATAATAGCTTTTTTATAATTTCTAAGTTTTGTAAGTTGATTATGTAGACTATTAATAGGCTTTTCAATTGCCATATAACCTTTATTCTTGTTCACGTAGTCTTTATATTCATCTACTCTACCTTCTTGTAATAATGCATTTGCGGATGCTTTAGTAGTTACTACTTTGTCATATAGATTATAGAAGTCGCCTCGATTACCTGTAGCTCTTTGGTTTTCCAACATTGATCCTACAAAAATAATATCATTAGCCGTTGGCGCAGGTCTATCGCCTACAAAGTAATTAGATACTTGACCTAGCGTTTGACCTAAATAACCGAAGTATCCTTTTAGAAGTTTATCAATCTTAATAGGGGAGTAATTAAGTTGTGCGCCTACTATTTTAGATATTTCAGAAGTCTTTTCTGTATATTGTAGGTATGGTTCTTTTCTTTGTTGACCCGCACTTACTATAGGAAGGCCTGAGAATATATCAAAGTTAGTATAATTTTCAGCTAGAGGTCTGACAGCAGAAGGTATAGGCGCAAACCCTGCTATAAGCTCCCATGTTTTACGAAGTGCCGCAGCAGCAACATCCATGTCTTCTATATCAGCTTTAGGTGAATTTAATACCCACGCTCTAGTACCTCGTTCAGCTGCAACTTTTAGAGGTCTTAGTTCTTGAGGTACTGGCATGCGAAGGCCACCAATAAAGAAGTTATTATCTTGTTGATCTTCACTTTGATTTTCATAATCATCGTCACCACTCATAAATGCCGCATACATAGCAGTAAACATTAAGTATTTAGCCAAACGGAAAGCTAATAATTTTTTACCGTCGGCTTTAGATACGCCACTTATGCGACCTCGAGCAGCTGCAATATCACGTGCCATACCTTGAATAGGAGGGTTAACAAAAGGCATCATGCGACGTAAGTAAGCCAGTGATCTAGACATACCCATTTGTTGATACGGCATATATTGGTGGGATCTTACCGCTGCCAAGTCTTCTGCGGTTTCTCTATCGTATCCTTCCGTTTCTAATTCTTTTATAGCATTTTCATAAATAGCTTCTCTAGCACCTAAATCAGAACCTTGTGCCATACGTTCAAAAAAGAATAAAGACTTCTCCCATAACTTTTTATCTTTGCCTTTATATAGCTTTATAACATCTGCACTATCTAAAACATCTTTTTGTCCTACAATACCATAGCGATTAAGCATAGCTGCATTAGGTGTACGATCAGCTTTAAATTGGTTATTGGCAATAGATTTCCAGGTCTTAGTTATATTATTTAAGAACCCTGCTTTATTACCTGAAGTAAATGTTGCACGAATAGGATCTTCCCATGCTTGGTTCCATACAAACTGAGGCATCATAGTAATACCGTGACGTAAGCCAGATACTGGGTATTTCATAATATCCCATATAGCACCTGAAATAATTGGTGAAGCTGAGAATGCTGCCATATCATTTGGATCTAAAACTCTAAAGTCTTTAGGTAGTCCATCAACATGAACTGTAATATGATGATATGCTTTCTTCTCTACATCAGTCATAGGTCTATCGTACCACTGACCAACACCAAGTTGTTGCATCATATCAGCGGTTGATTTTGCGGCATTATTTTTAATGCCTCGTTGCATCATCCATGACATATTGGCTATATAGTTATCAACAGGATCAGCAGCAGCACGTTTAGAACCTACAAGCCTATATTCTTTACCTGCACCTAATAAGCCAGCGCCTTTAGTAGTAGGTCTATCAAATGAATCAATCTCTTCTTCTGGTACACGATAAAGGGCTACGTACTCAGCTCTATTTAAAAATCTATCTGCTTTTTCTCTAGTATATAATCCTGTATCAACCATGAAATCTAATAAGTCTTTGCGTTGTACATTACGCATATCTTGAAGTCGTTTTAATTCCGCCCCATAACGTCTATATGCTTCCGCAGCAGTACGTTTATCAGATTCAGTCCATTCATCAATATTAATTTTTTCATCTGCAGACGCTGTTTCATTAAATCTAGCTAGCTCTGCGTAACGAGGACCGTAGTATCCAGCGACTAACATATCATATGCAAGCTCTTTAGAACCTAAATCTTGTGAAGCACGATCTACTAATTCATTCCAGCTTTTAGATATATCTAGCATCTTAACTTTATCTGTGCCAGTACTTTCGTCAGCAATAATTAAACCACTCTTACGACGTATTAATCTACCTAAATATAATCCAGCTTGTGCCAATGACATTGAGTTATAGGCTTGTAAATTAATTAAATCGCCTCGTATTTTACCTTCCCTATAGGCATCGACCGCAGGAAGATCAGCATCCAATGCTTTACGTTCAACGCTATAACGGCCACCAACAATCTTATTACCCAGTTGGTCCATCCATTTACGCCACTGGTTAGTATCATCATTAAATACATTTTTAAACTTTTGAATTATACCTTCATTAATATCTTCAACATACTTAAGTGGTGTACCATCGGGTCGTGTCATGCCTTCAGGAGTAACTCTAGCTTGTGATACTTCTTTACCTGTAGTTATAGCACCTGGACCCTTCATAAGTTCAGGACTTAGTAATAATATTTCACTCAACATACTATGAGCATATTCAGGAATACCAAACATAGACTTAATTAAATTTACAAAGTCAGACCATAGAGTTGCAATCTTACCTTGAGCTGGTTTAAGACCTAATACGCCTGCTCTATTTTGTAAGAAGTTTTTTAATTTAGGATCTGTGTAAGACTCCATGAAAAATTCTTTTACATTCTTTTGTGCGTAGAAACCTTCTTGTTTTTTTAAAGACTCCGCCATAAATGCATCAAATAACTTAACCATCTTTTTACCTAATGGAGTTATAGGCGTATGAACATTGTTTACAATCTTGATGTGTGTATCAAATGTAGCATCAGTTGCAGCGTGAGCAATTTCATGAAGGGTGATATGAGATAAATCAGTAACGCGAGGGTCTATAAATATAGTATTAGTATTTGGATCAAAGTATCCAGACGCACCTTGTAATTCAGGATCAGTAGAAGTATTCTCTGTAATAACTTTAACAGTCTCTAGATTAGGTACCTTCTCTAACATGTTGATAATTGCTTTGTCAGAACGAGTATCTGCAATCTTCATCACTGCTTTAAATAATTCTTTAGCGTTAGTAACTTTATCAAAAATAGAACTGCGCTCACCTAATTGTTGTTTAGGTTCTGCAAATAGAACATCTTTACCTTTTGTTTCTGCAGCTATTTCTTGTACATCTTTATTAACTTCTTCTTCTGACGGAGTTACCCCTTGCATATCAGCTTTTCGTTGTTCACGAGCAAGGTACGCTTCTAATTCTGTATCTGCTTGTCGGTCTAGGGGTACAGCTTTCTTACCTTGTATTTCATCTATAATAAGATCAGATAATGCTTCTACTCCGCCATCGACTTCATTTAATACATCAGCATTTAAATAGCCATTATCAACCGCAACTTGAACTGCATCATCTAAGCCTCTACCATT